TGTGGAGTCAGCCATCAGGGCATATGCGCCCGCCATGGCACCCGAACTCTGAGACACCTCGCCGAGAATTTCGTTAAGGGTATTCAAGCCATCGGAGGACAGCAGCAGGGTGTTCAGGAACTTTCGAGCCTCAATCGTGCCACCAGCACCCTTGAAGACATCGAGAATGACCTTGATCTTATCGGCCTCGCCGCCAGGAATTTTCAGCAGCGCAGCCCGGAACTCGCCCATGACAACGTTGAAGTCACGGAAGTTACCTTTGGCATCGGTGACACTAACCCCAAGTTTCTTGAGTGCCGTGATCGCCTTAGGGTTGGAGAAGGCGTCAAAGACACGAGCCACTGAGGTTGCTGCCTGAGCAGCCGGCACACCAAATCGAGTGGCAGCAGCCAGCGCAGCGGCCATTTGCTCGATAGACTGGCCAGCCCGTTGGGCGGACGGCGAGACCTTACCGAATCGATCAGCCCACTCGTCGTAGGTACCAATACCTTTCTGCACTAGCTTGAACTGGATGTCGAGGATTCGGCTGAGGTCTTTGGCCCCAAGGCCAAAGGCGTTCATGATACCGATGGTGCCTCGGGACACGCTTTGGATATCAGTTTGACCAGCAACCGCAGCTTTAGCAAATTGAGTAAGAAGTTGCTCAGCTTCGGTGACGTTGACGTCGATAGACGAGAAGATGTCGTACAGTGCTGGTTGAACTTCTTTAAACGGAACAGCGATGTCTCTGGCCACCCGCCGACCAATGTCAGCAAGCTCCTCCAAATTTCCAGAAAAACCCTGTACCTGAGTAGCAGTGAGCCGAACCTGCCGCTCGTATTCGACCGCAGTGTCGACAGTTTTGTTCAGGGCCATGATGGAAACGACGCCAGCAGCGGCAAAAGCAAAGCCGGCTGCTGTGGCAGTTTGTGCCACACTTTGGATTCGTCCAGCCAGATGTGATAGATTCTTTTCCTGGTCTTGGATGCTTCGGTTATAGGCGTCGTTTTGAGCAATAGATTCCTTGATTTGCTGTAGGTGCACCTTTTCGTTAGCAATGACAGAGTTCGTAGCAGCAATTTCGCCCTTAAGGCGTAAGGTGTGTTGGTCGATCGCGCCAATTTGGGCACGAATACCATTGAGCACGGCTGGTTGGGCACCGGCCAATTGGGCTTGGGTAAAGGCTTGCTTAAGCGTGGCCTTTTGATTCTCCAACATGCCGATCTCGGCACGCTTGAGTTCGTTGGCCAACTTCGCATGTGAAATCGCCCCCAACGAAGCAGCTTGGGCGGCTTGGAGTTGGGCGGCACGAACTTGGTTACCTGCGTTTCGGACGTTTCGGGTAAAGGTGTTCAATGCTCGGTTCGTTTGGTCCTGGGCCTTGAGCACAAGCCACAGATCTCGGCTATTGAGCGGCATTGTTCACCTCCCCGGCAGACTTGAATCCTGATTCTTACGGCGATCGAGTTCTGCGCGATCGGCCTGCCACTGCAAGGTAAATTTTAATAAGTACACGAACAGGCTATCTTGATCTAACAACCCGCCTGCTTTTGGTAAGCTGTTGGTCTGTTGACAGAGATTTACAAGTTCCAAAAAGAGACCGGCGGCCGGTGGAATACCTTTCCTATTCGGCACCATGACACCTAGCCGAATCTCGTTTAGAAGTTTTTTACCACCGCGTCCTCCTCAAAACTGTTGATCTGGTCAATGTATCGACCGATCTCTTCGCCAATTTGCGGGTCGAGGAGATTGACATGAGCCGGGTTCTTGAAGTTCAGTGGCATATCGTTTTCGTCGGTCAAGTTGTGCTCGACCACCAGGTTCGCGAAGTCCTGGAGGGCCACCTTCTTGGCCATGATTTGGATCCGCATCTCCTTATCTTTCGGATCTGCGGTCGTTTGCATATTCATCATGTCGTCTTGCCGATTGAGCTTTTCGCCGTAGGTCATCCGTCGAATGACGACGTAACCTTCGGGGCAAGACTTCAAATCGAATCGCTCGGTAGTCTGGGTAACAGTTGCGCGAGGCACATGAACTCCAAAAAGTCTTTCCAGGATTACCGTGAATCCATAGAGTGCGCTGGTGACAAGAATAGCTAATAGACCAACATAAATGGGTACCAAGACCGCAGCCGTGATACCCAAAAATGCGGCAGTCAAGTATGGGTGATTATAGCACGTTCTCTTGAGTCTTAACAGTAAGCGTGTACGAGACACCCGACGCATTGATGACCCCATTGTAGGTCAAAGCCGCACGCACCAGATCACCTTGGCCAGAGTTCTGCACTTCGTAGGTGTCTTTAATAGCAACTGGCGCGTTCATGGTTATTGAGTTGTTTATACCCTTTGAAACCGCAATCGTGATATCCTGCGAAGTCAAGGCTTTAAAGGCATCGAAGTCGGTACGGTCCAGGAAGTCGCGTTCCAAGTTCATCTTGAGCGAACGCTCACCATACTTGATGAATTGCGCGCCCCGAGTCGGGTTCTTCAACCGGAACATCGGTTCAGCCGCATCGTCAATCGTGAACTCAAAGGTGTCAGTGTCCAACACCGGGCTGGCAGTCGGAATTTCGATCGAGTATTGGCCAGCCCCGAACGGCGTCGTAGTAGGCCAGGTCGGAGTAGGCGTAGATTGCACAGCTTCATCACGACCGATAATGGTGATGTTGTGCATGAAGATGCCATCTTGCTGAGTAAAGGTTTGACTCGAAACGACACAACCGACAAAACCGAAAACGATGTTGTTCCGAACAACTGTAATACTGAGCGTCGCGGCCGGAATTGCATTCGCTGTGGGTGTACAGACATAGGTGTAGTTGGTCGTGCCAGTTTTTACAATCGACATCCGTGAACCGTGCAGGAAGTAAATGCTGGTGTCTTCGACGCCTTCAATGCTGATGTCACCAGCGACGTGGAAGTTACCTGGCACGGCACCGATGATGTCCGCACTTTGCCGAATCGGCCGACGCCAAATGGTGGCCTGCGTCGAAGTCAGCGACTCAGACATGAACGGAATGAACTTGGTCGGCGCGACATACACCCCTGGGTTCACCGCAGTGTTCTGCGTCGGAAACGCACCTGACGGAGAACCTGGTGAAGTGTCAATATCAGTGGTCACCAGGCCAACGGTTTTGTACAGCAGCTCGGTGCCAGTTGCACCACCTGCCGCAGTTTTGTAAAGTTTATAACCGGTAGCACCAGTTACTGCACCCCAAGTTAGCGTTACAGTTGAGGTCGAACCGGTAGTAACAATGGTCTGCTCGTTGCTTATGGTCGTTTCCCCACTCGCGTTAATCGCGGTGAGGACGTATTTGTAGGTGCCAGCCGTAATCGTGCCACCAGAAGCCGAGGTTGACAGAGCAGACTGCACCGGAGCGGCCAATACCTCTCGGGCCACGCCCAAAATACCGGCTGCACCAATGCCCGGATTTGCCATTATTCGCTCACCTCCTCGTCAGCCTCCGTCGAATACACTACCTTGATGGAATTTGGAAAGTTCGCCTGAGCTGGCGTAACCTTATGAAAAACCTGAAAGTATTCAGGATCAACTTCGACTGGCACACCCGGCGTCAGGAGTCCCACCCCATCAATTGTGCACTCAACCGTCGACTCTAGAAATACCTTCATCTGCTCTCCTTAAGCCGAGAGATATGTTCTAGAAACACCGGTATGGGTTAGCCGAACTACCCGATATTTGGAGTTTTGGATAAACTCCTCGCCGGGATCAGCCTCCATGAAAAAACCATGTATAATTAAGCCACCTAGGGTGACATCGTTATGGATGAGAATCTCTACCTGGTTAGCCAAAGCCTCAACTTCGCGCAAACCCTCTGCTTCACCAACCAGAGCGTTAGCAATCATCACATCAACATAGGTGGTAAACAGGTTTTCCACTCGTCCGCCGGGCGCCGAAACGCCAACAAGATTTCGTCGGCGGGGTGCCGGCACGATCCGAACAGTGGGTGACAAGGGCACCATATTATGCTTGCCCATCAGCACCTGTTTTATCCCTAAGGTATCTTGGTTGGCTTCGATTTTGCTGGTAAGGAAGTCGGCTACTTCGGAGGGAAACTGCGCAACGGCAACCATTAGCCAGGTTCCTCCTCTCCAAAGCCCCAAACCTCATCGACAATCCCATTTACCCAGGCTTCAAACAGGCTAGTGATGTCTTCAATGTCTTGGGGTTGAAATTCAACATATGGTCGAGCTGGAATATTCGCTCGGGGTGCCCCGAGCTGATGATATCCAGCGTATGAAACTTTGTCAGATATGCTGGTGAGCGCCAGCATATCTTGGGTTACTGTCCAGTTTTCTTCGTCGATCGCAGCGTTGAAGAGTTTGCCAGTGCGATACAAAATTGGGCCAAGTTGTCCATCACGTCGACCAACAGTGGAAGGTGCCAGCGGCTGCCAAGGCGGACGACCGCCTCTGGCAAAGTTCATCTCCACCGAAGGAAGCACAATGTACTTGAGGGCAAATTTCAACGGTTCGTGAAAGTCACTAAGCCGCATACCGAGTACGTCTATCACAGTTTCTAGGACATTGATCTGCCGCCAGAAACCTTCGCCTATCTCAATGCGCGGGATATCAGCGTTTACCATGTTAAAATACTTTGCCTAACGAGAACCGGGCCGGACCCAAGGATGGATCGTCGGTCGTTGGTTCAAGTGCACTGGATGCGTCGGTAGGGTAGAAGCTTGGATCAGGTGCCGATATTGGCGTCACACCGGGCAACTCGATGGTGCCATCGAGCAGACCAGCGATCAGCATGTCCGAGTTTGTTCGGAGCATATCGGCATATTCGTTATTGACTCCCTGATTCTCACTGTACGCTCGGTCGTAAATCCAAGCCGCATAAGCTTTGGTAATGATGACTTTGACGAGCGGAGGGGTGGAACTAGGATCCACCCATCCCGTCACGTCATATACCGTGCCAATTTGAGCAAGGATTTCAGCTTCGAGTTGTGGCAAAAAATCAAGATCAAGTGTTGTGATGTTGAGTTTAGTGGTTTCCACCCAGCCACGCACATCGTTCACAGTGATCAGTGTCATGGCTCACGCTTTCTTACTCAACAGGCTCCTCAACCGCCGGCTCTTCCGGAGCGGAAGTATCGGGTCCCACAGCCTCAGGATCGCTGGTCTCTTCCATCGTGATCGCACCAGCATCAAACAACGACTTGAGCTGTTCCTTGGTGAAGTGCTTAATGTCGAGCGTGTCGTCCGGCTCGTACTCGAAAACCGTGCCGTCGTCGGCGCCATGCTTGACGTTGGTTACCGCTTTGACAACTTTACCCATGGTCCAAATCCCGTCCGTTAGGCGACGGCCGCCTTGATCACGTATCCAGCAATAGACTTGCTGGACGCGTCAAGAGCCACCAGTTTCTTGTCGTAGTAGCGGCAAACCCGAATAACATCGGACTTGCGCTTCTCCTCACGCCAGCGGTCAACAGACTGCTGACCCCAAACGAACTCGTACCCGTAGGCCGGAATTTTCAAACCAGGCGCCGGCGGGACATAAGCCACAACGACGTCTTTGCCCCAAAGGTAGCTCAGGGACGGAGTTTGCCCAAGGTTCGCCGAGTTGTAACCAACACCCGGCACGAGCACCCGGTTGAAGCCAAGCACCGAAGCAAGCAGCTCAGGAGAGAAAATCGCCCGCTCGGAGTACTTGATACGCTCCAGGAAGTCCGGGTGGTCTTCCAGCTTGGTCATAACCTGATAAGGAATGACCGCAACCGTCGGCTCGGTGAAGATCTTCGAGTGAATCGTCAGTTTCGCGGTCCGGAGGTCCGAGATCGGGTCCGAGTTCGCGTAGTCGCTCCACTGGCTTGTGCCAGAAAGCGTGGTGCTGTGACCGGAAGCGTAGTTACCGGTGGTGGTCGCCAGAGTCTGGAAAGCCCGCTCACGACCCAGCATG